GTATTGATGCTCTAATAGATACTATTAATACTAAACTAGGTGTCTATCAAGAAAAGATGGGTAAATTACCAAAAACAGTTGTAATGGATACAGTAACACAATTCTATTCTACAATGCAAGCATTTAATGATAACAACTTTAAAGGCTTTGATATCCACAAGAATAACAACCGTGATACTCTAAATCTAAATGCATACATAGAAGATGTGCTAATAGCTAACGGAGTTAACGTAGTTATCGTAGCACATACAATCTTTGATGCAGATACAGCTCGCCATATCATCCCAGCAACGGGACAATTCGGTAAAGCCGGAAGTTGGCTCAGCGTAGTTAATGAGGCTATATTCATAGAGAAAAAGACTGGTAAATTTATTATTCATCAAAAATCTATGAAATATCCATGTCGTACAACATTAGCAGATATCAAAGAATCAGTAGATAGTACTGAGTATGATATAAATGCCCACATAAATAAACTTGTTGCCGCTAAATTAGAAGCAACTGAGTTTGTTCTTTAATAAAGCTTTACTTAAGGTAAACGGTGCTATAATACTCTTATCAAAAGGAGTTTAAATGCATCATTATACATACTTAATACAACATAAAAACTCAGCAATGAGATACATAGGAGTACGTTCTTCAGAATGTATTCCTACAGAAGATACTTCTTACTGGGGAAGCAGTAAACACTTACCAGCAGATGTGCACATAACACATGTTAAAATAATCTTAAAAGAGTTCCCTTCCAGAAAAGAAGCGGTTACTCATGAAATAGAATTACATACACTAAACAATGTAGCAATTAATGGGATTTTCTATAATAAAGCAAAGCAAACATCTACAGGATTTGATACTACAGGTAAGTCTAGAGTATTTACAAAAGAACATAAAGCTAACTTATCTAAAGCGCAGACACGTAATGTTAATAGCAGTTCTTATAAAAATCCTAGAGAAGGTGCTATACTATCAGTTGAAACGATCGCTAAAATTAGTGAGTCTAAGAAAAATGATAAGAGACCTTTATATATAAGAAGTCCAAAATTTAAGCCTTGGTTTATATCTTCTGATACAGTTACACACTTATTTTATGATATGACTAAGTCTGAATACGCAAATGCTAATGGGTACGCGGAAGCCCTACTAAGGGATTCCTGTACTCGCAGCAAAGGTACTAGAAAACTTACAAGAGGTAAGTTAAAAGGTATGATTGTTGGTAATATACCTCAATCTAATTAAACAAATATAAGGAGCCTATATGGCATTTTTACAAGTAAAACAAGAATCAGTAGCAAAAGAAGCAGGTAGTGGATACATCCAAAAATCAGGTATCTACGACCTAACATTAAAACATTGTGAAGTTAAAAACACAGCTAACGGAGCAGTACAAGTGAACTACCTATTCGACAAAGCAATGTCGTACGGTAATACAATCATTGGAGTACAAGGTCAGCCTACATTCGGCTATAAAATCCTAGAAGCTCTAGCAGCTACTCTAGGAGAAGAAGAACTATCTGACCCAGAAACAACTACAGTAACATTTAAAAAAGGTGCTAAAGAACTTAGCTGTATCCCTGAATTAAATGACGTAGCTGTTAAAGCATGGGTTCAAATCGGATACCGTATGTATAAAGGTGATATCCAAGAAAGCGTAACAGTTAAACGCTTCTACCGTGCATCGGATGGTGCTGCAGGTTCTGAAGTACTTTCAGGTGAGGACATTGGTCCTCGCTTAGAGAAAGATACTCCATACGCAGCTGAGATCAAATATGATGACGGTGTAACTCCAGAAGCAGTAGCTGCATGGAAAACAGCTCAGCAATCAGGTGGTAGTGCAACAGCTCCAACAGCACCAGTTAATACAGGTGGATTCCCTTCAGGTAAAAAATCTGGATTCCCGGGTCAGAAGTAGTACCAGGACAAACTTGCCAGGGAACTTTAAGGTTAATAGAGTATAATACTACTAGAACTTTAAAGGAGTTGCAATGAAAATATGTACTAAATGTAGTGTAAATAAATCTTTAGATGAGTTTAATAACTTAGCTAAAGCTAAAGACGGTAAGAAACCATCGTGCAGGAAATGTCAAGCAGACTACGAGTATAAACGTAAGCTTACATTCGAAGCCGCTGGTAGGCCTGATAAAGAACTGGCAGGTACAAAAGAGTGTACTAAGTGTAATAAAGTTAAATCATACTCTGATTTTTATAGACGTGGTGATGCCTCAGGTACTTACAAGTCACAATGTAAAAAATGTATACGTCCAATACTAAATCAGTACAAACGTGATAACCCAGCAAAGCGTCAAGCACTTAAAGTTAAACGTGCTGCTGCCCTGATTAACAGAACACCCAAGTGGCTAACTGCCGAGGATTTCTGGTTAATGGAGCAAGCTTACGAGCATGCTGTAGCACAGTCTATAGCTCATGGCATTAAGTTTAATGTTGCTCATATAATCCCTTTACAGGGAAAATATGTTAGTGGGTTTCACTGCCCTGACAATCTACAAGTAATACCTGCTAAAGAAAACTTTAGTAAAGGTAACAAATTTACTAATCCCGGCATTGTAGATTTTATATTGTCACTCACCTCAGAGCAGCTTACATTAGCTGAAAAAGCTGATGTTATAATAACATAACCCTACTCTGGCATAGAGAAATATACCTCTTACTAAGTCCAGCCGATTGCCTCTCCGTACATTGAGGCTTATAAAACCATCGGAGTGATAGTCACACTGCTTATGCATTAACGGAACTATTATGGGATGGGAACTCTCAACAACCGTAACTCGTACTAGTTTTTGGTCTAGTACATTAAACAAAACTAAAAGGATCCAAATGAATGAATTAACACAATTTAAAGGCCAATTAGAAGATGCAATTGCATCAATTACTAATTATCAAGCAAAACAAACAAAAGCTGAGTCAGCTCGTATCCGTAAAGCTATCGGCGATATTAAAAAAGACATTACACCACTAAGAGCTATTCTAGTAGCAGCGGATAAAGCTTAATGGATAAGCAACAATACATAGATGGCAGTAGCCGTCTTATTGGAGGCCTTCCATTACTAATTGTAATAACACTAGACGGTAACTCAGGTATAGATTTACTTGATGCAACAATTAACTGGGTAACTTCACTAGCTGGAACTATAGCTAGTTAAGTAAACCTTAATACAACTTTCAGTACAATTCAAACCCTCGTTTTTCTAGGGTAAACATAAAAACAACTACAAGGAGACCTATGACAGGTTCTGCACAAGCACACGAAGGAGTAGATACTAAGATATCTACAAAAGGAACTATTGAAGAGTACGTTAACGGCACTGACTGGAGAATCCAGGCTAACTCAAATACAGGTTATTCTCACGCAGGTTTAATCAACCAATTTGGCTTGATCAAGTATACACTCAGTATGAAGGACAAGCCCACAGACAAGGTGATTTACATATTCATGACTTAGATAGCCTAGCTGGCTATTGTGCAGGATGGAGTCTTAGAGTCCTCCTTGATGAAGGTTTTAACGGAGTACGTGGAAGGAATGCATCAAAAGCGCCAAAGCACTTTGCAATCGCATTAAGCCAAATGGCAAACTTCTTGGGAATACTTCAAAGTGAGTGGGCCGGGGCTCAGGCATTTTCATCGTTTGACACTTACCTGGCTCCATTACTATTCCGTGATCAGTTATCATATAATGAAGTTAAATCTTTCATCGAAACATTTATCTATAACTTAAATGTACCTGCAAGATGGGGTCAATCACCATTTACTAATGTAACAATAGACTGGACAGTCCCAAAAGACTTACAGGATCAAATTCCTACAAGAAATCAAGAACATACATTCATCGACTTAGAAGATGAAGAATTATTAAATATAGCTAAACGTAGAAATCCTGATATCAATAGTTTAGTAGACATGACTTACAAGGATTTTCAACCAGAACTAGATATAATTGACCAAGCCTACTACGAAATCATGACAAAAGGTGATGCAGAAGGTAATCCTTTTACATTTCCAATTCCAACTGTAAATATTACAGAAGATTTTGATTTTACTGATAAATCTCCTAAAGCTAATGCTTTATGGGAAAATACTTCTAAAATAGGTTCATCTTATTTTCAGAACTTTATTGGCTCTCAATTCATTACAGATGAAGACGGCGTACGTAAACGTAACCCTGAAGCATATTCACCAGACGCTGTTCGCTCAATGTGCTGTAGACTACAACTAGATTTACGTGAACTACTGAAACGCGGTGGTGGTCTTTTTGGAAGTGCTGAGATGACAGGAAGCATTGGTGTTGTTACACTTAATATGGCAAGACTTGGCTACTTAAATAAACATAATAAAGCAGAGTTATTCTCTGAAATAGATAGATTATGTGATATCGCTTATTCAACACTAGAGAAGAAACGTGTTAAAGTACAAGAGTACTATGATAGAGGCTTATACCCTTATACTCAAAGATACTTACACCACTTTAACAACCACTTTTCAACTATTGGTATAAACGGTATTAATGAAATGTGTCAAAACTTCTTTAATGATAGAGATAAAGATATAACTTCTGACGAAGGATACGCTTTAACTTATGAAATATTAGAACATATTAGAGATAAAATGGTTGCATACCAAGAAGAATCTGGAAACCTTTACAATCTTGAAGCAACACCTGCTGAGGGAACAACATACAGATTCGCTAAAGAAGATTTCAAATTATTCAAAACAGATATCATTCAAGCAGGTACATACCCTAACATCTACTATACTAACTCATCTCAGCTTCCAGCTGGCCATACTGATGACCCATTCGAGGCACTGTCTCTTCAAGACAACCTACAATGTAAGTATACAGGTGGAACAGTACTACACTTATATATGGATGGTCAAGTTAAAACAGGTGACTCATGTAGAGCTCTTGTTAAGAAATCCATATCAAACTTTAAACTACCATACATAACGGTAACCCCTCTATTCAGTGTTTGTCCTGAACATGGGTATCTATCAGGGGAGCATGCGTTCTGCCCTAAATGTGACAAAGAACTTATAGAAGCTAATAAGGAGCAACAATGAGCAAAAACGAAATTCTAGAGAAAGTACAGAGTAAGAGAACAAAAACTCTTACATATACTCGTGTTATGGGATACCATAGACCTACTGAATCGTTTAACATCGGTAAAAAAGGTGAGCATGCTGAACGAGTACAATTCAAAGAGCAGTGCTAATCAGCACATCTATGATGTAACTACTTATACTCAAGTTGACTACCCAGGCCAAATGGCTTGTGTAGTTTGGTTTTCTGGATGTAATATGCAATGTAAATATTGCTATAACCCAGATATGCTACAATACTCCTCTGCTACTAAATCTGAATCACACGACTTAATACCATTCTTAAAATCAAGAGTAGGCTTATTAGACGCTGTAGTCTTAAGTGGTGGAGAATCTACGTTATATCCAAATATAATTCCCCTATGTAAGACAATTAAATCTCTCGGTTTTAAAATTAAAATAGATACAAACGGTACTAACCCATTTGTAATTGAACAACTAATAGAACTTGGTCTCGTAGACTTCGTAGCTTTAGATATTAAAGCAGCAACAACCACCAAAGTGCAAGAAATTACATCAGCTAATTCACTACTTAAGACCCTTCGTACACTCGCTATATTAAATGAAAATACAGTACCTTATGAGTGTCGAACAACTGTACATAGTGAATTATTTACAGAAGACGAGGTACTAGACTGTATCTCAATTGCCCATACTAATGGTTACAGAGGAACTTATGGATTACAACTATCAATGACAGGTGTACCAACTCTTACCAATATGGCAGATACTCTTCAATTTAACACAGATTATATACAACAAAACTCAAAGCTTCCTATTGATTTTAGGAACTTTGAAGATAAGGACTAACATGAGACTAGAACGCTTATATAAGACCTCAAGCAAAGGTGCTACCCAAGTAATCGACATGGTTATAGAAGGAGATACCTACACACGCTCATGGGGTCAACTAGACGGTAAGATGCAATCTAAAGCCACTACTGCAAAGGGTAAGAACATTGGTAAAGCTAATGAGACTACTCCTGAACAGCAAGCTATTATAGAAGCAGAAGCTGTCTGGGTTAAAAAACAAAAGGCTAACTACTCTACCTCTGAAGAAGCACCAGTCACTGTCAAACTACCTATGAAAGTCAACGACTATCATAAGCATAAGAAGAAGATCAATTTTCCTTGTTTTACTTCTGTTAAGCTTAATGGTGTCAATGCTGAATATAGATTAGTAGACGGAGAACTAAAGCTCCTATCAAGAGGCGGAGAAGAATATCCTATTCCTGAGCATCAAGCCTTAGAAGCCAAAGCGCTGCTAAAGCACTTAGGTACTAACTCTATCAACGGTGAGATGTACATACACGGTAAATATTTACAAGATATCATGGCTGCTACTAAGAAGCATAACACAGATACTCCTGAGCTTAAATTCTGGATATTTGACTTCCCTGAAGTAGCTGGTGATTATAATACTAGATGTACTAGTATGTATGGTAGATACAATGATATATCTATCTTTACACCATCATTACCTCTTATACAAGTAGGTGTGGCACATTCTCATGAAGAGTTAGATGTCTTACATGGCCAAGCAGTACATGCCGGCTATGAAGGTATTATCATTCGTAACACTACTGGCCTATATGAATATAATAAGCGTAGTCTTAATGTATTTAAGTATAAGATAGCACAAGACGCTGAGTTTTATGTAAGATCATTTGCACTAGATAAAAATGGTCATGCTGTATTCTCATG